CGTGCCAGCGTTGATTGCGTTGATGAGGAGAAAGACGAACGAGAATGTTGCTGAGAGTGACCCACGCGTTTTACAACCGCGCTCGAGACCCGGTGTCAAAGCTGTGTCGAAAGCGCGTATTGTTAGAGCCGGAGCGGAACTCGGACAGAGCATGAACCAACTCAATGTGATTGATCTTGTCAGGCGAGGACAATACCTAGTGTGTGCTGATTACGGAGGTGGAGAAGGAAGTGAGCTTAATTTGGGTTGTATGACTCAGATTGTTGGAACCGTGTTTATGATGCCAGCTCATTTTCTTATTTACCTTAGAGATCGCCCCCCCAAGACCATTTTGTTCAAACATTCAGCCAACGATAAGATTGTGATCAGACGAGACTATGAGAATTTGTTCCAGAACGAGGTTTATGTAGAACACTACATTTCAGAGGACCAAGTTGGAGGAATGGATGTTGTGTTCTTTATTATCCCCGAGTTTATGAGATCAAAGGACATAACAAAACATTTCGCCACTGAAGCTGATTTAGCGAAGATGTCAGAGAGGAACGTTATGGGAACGTTATCTGGTATTGACGCTAGTAAGAGTGGAGCTGTTTTCACGACCGCGACCGGAGAGTGCAAGTTGCTTTTGAATAACCATCTAGACTATGTCATGGAAGGTGAGAAGAAGAGAGAAGTTGTGTCAACATCGATTTGCCAGTACCGCATTCCGACGAAATTCGGAGATTGCGGTAAGATTGTGACCTTGAACACAGATGCTATTCAAGGAAGGATTGTCGGAATACACGTGAGTGGTACTGTGACTGGCTGGAATTACGCCCAAGTAATCAGCCAAGAGACCATAATGACCGTGTTATCCGAAATGCCCAAGATGGCCCAAATTGGACTGTCTTTAGACTCTGTGCATGAAGGTGAAGGAGAGCCAATTGATGCAGGCTTTATCCACCTTGGAAAGATCAAAGTGCCAGTTACACAGAGTTCGAAGACGTGCATTGGCCCTAGCAAACTACACAACAAGATATCGCCAGCGACTACGAAACCTGCGATGTTGAAACCGACCATGATTGATGGTGTTTTACACGACCCATTGATTGAAGGAGCGAAGAAGGCTGGAATCCCTTGTGGATTAGTGCCTGAAGACGTGCTTGAACAAGCTTCGAGAGATGTGTTTCTAAAGATTTCTCAGAAGCACCCCAACAGCGAACCCAACCGTGTTCTTGATTACGAGGAGGCTATAAGAGGTATCCCCGGAGATGAGTACTATCAACCAATTAATAGAACTACATCACCGGGATATCCTTATATGACTGAGACCCATAAGAAAGGACACAGAGGGAAGACGAAGTGGATGGGAAAGCACGACTACGATTTCGAATCTGAGGAAGCGATGGACTTGAGGAGAGACACCGAGGAGTTGATTGAGAAGTGTCGAAACGATGAGCCTTTCGAGGTGATTTGGGTTGACACGTTGAAGGATGAACGGAGACCGATAGAGAAGGTGAAGACTGGAAAGACGAGAGTAATTTCCAACGGTCCAATGCATTTTAACATCGCTTTTAGAATGTATTTCATGACCGCTCTTGTCAATCTTAGGCTTGGCCGTATATTTAATGGGATTGCAGTAGGTTTGAATGTCTGGAGTAAGGAATGGGATTCCTTAGCCAGTCATTTATTATCAAACTCTCCCCTTTTATTGGACGGCGATTTTCGACTTTTCGACGGTACGTTGATAGATAAGATCATGTGGAAGATTTTTGAGATACTAGATGCGCAGTACAATGACGGAAATACTAGAATTCGCAGGAATTTATGGTACCATGTTGTTTATGCAGTGCGTCTGTGTCGAGATCGAGTTTATCAATGTACACATTCACTACCGAGTGGATTCGTGGCAACGGCTGAGGTGAATAGCCTCTATGTGAA